CTACAGTTTGTGTAGGGAACGCGCCTGGTTGAATTTGTGCAAGTTGTTGACCAATCAATCCTAATTGTGTGAATGGTTGGAACTCTGCTTCTCTTGCTGCGATTTGTGTTGCATCTAATCCAGCTTGTTCAACAGCTTGTTGTTGTTGACCTAATTGACTTTGATAAGCACCAAGTCCTTGTTGTGCTTGTAAGTCTGCTGCCGCTGCAGCTTGCGCTTGTTGAAATCCTTGATTTAATAATTGTGCTTGTAATTGTGCTCTGTTCATTGCAGCACCTTTAGCTGATTCTGCTGCCATAACACCTTCACGACCTCCACCATAAGCACCAGCTGCAATAGCTTGATCTCTCATTCCTGTGTTTTGAATTGCTTGGTTTCTGTCAAACTCTGATAATGTTGCATCGATCACCTCTTGTTGGTAAGGTGACATAAAAGGTTGGTAAGCTTGTGGTCCTGTTAAAGAACCTAAACCTGCTGCTGCTTTTGCTGCATCTATTTGTAATTGTGATTGTCCAGCTACTTTTGGATCGTAGACTGATGTATCAATTCCTTTAAATACTTTTTTTCCAGTTACAGGATCGGTTGTAAATCTACTAGGATCAATTGCACCACCACCTAATTTATCTATTTGACTTAAAAAGGCTGTAAGCGAACCTTCTAGTATCGGTGCCGGTTTTGTTATTGTTACTGTTTCTTCAGCCATTATACTCTTGCCTCCAGTTTATTCATTACATCATACATTCTCTTTGCACCTTTATTAACACTGCCACCACCTGCTGCTCTAACTGCATCCGCAGTCATTACAAATTCATTTTTAGAAAGTCTAGCAGGAACGTCGTCTGCTCTTTCTTTTTTACCTATTGGCACAAAGCCACCTTTTCTTAAATCCATTTCTTTACCACCTAAATTCATTAGTCCACCATCTTTAGCTTCCATAACTACTTTTTCTTTAATCTCTTCTTGCATCTTCACATCACCTGGACCTTTGTATTCATATCGGTCCTTATAAAATTGTTTTAATTCTTCTAAACTATTTGGTTTTCTTTTAAATGTTATTTCAAATTCTTCAACTAAATCCATAATAGGTATATCCATATCGTTCATAGCAAATTTTGCAGACTCTTTTATTTCTTCATCTTCTATGTTCTCAACAGCATCACCAATACCACCAAATTTTAAACCTACTCTACCGCCCGAAGCTTTCTTTTGAATCCATTTATTAGAACCAGAAGAATCTTTTTTCTTAATCCATTCAATACCATCATCTTCTTCATCTTCATCATCGTCTAAAGCACTTGATACAATATCATCTAAATTAATTTTTTTATCTTTTTTAGTAATCCAATCTTTAGATTTTTTAGTTATCCAATCTCCTGAATAACCACCGGGACCATCTACCAATCCACGCTTCGCGTTCATTATACCTACGGGACCACCATCAGCATATCCTGCTGAAAAAATTGTGTCGTCAATTTCGTCGTCAGTGAAGAATCCATATGCGTTCATTGCATTTCTAATTGCTGCGGCTCTAGCTCCACTATCCTCTAATAATTCTGCTGCTGCTAATGCTTCGTCTATAGCTGTTTGTTTTTCTAGTTGTCTTGCGCTTGCTTGCATTACATCACCAGTTGCTGTTGACGCTGGTAGTGTTGCTGCTTTAGCTCCTGCTTTACTAAATAAGTTTGGAATCTCTCCACCAGGTCTTAAAAATTCTGAACCTTTAGCTAAACCTTCTAAACCAAAATCACCAGCTTTTTGAAACATAGTTCTAGCTGGATCAAAATCTCCTGTTGGAGCTTTCATCGCTCTAAAATCTCCAGCTGCACCTGGTGTAGTCATTGCACCGGTCAACGCTCCGAGTCCCGCTGATAATAAATTAATATCACCTTCACTACCTTCTTGAGATAGTTGTCCTAGAATATTTGCACCACCTGATAACAACATTCTTTTACCCATTGTACTACCAAACATACCAGCCGTTGGTCCAAATACTGGAGCAAACGCAGCAAGGTATGGTAATGCTGGTTTGATTTCATTAGGTATAATTTTATCTAATACCTTTGATACTGGTTTGAATATTTTTTTTAAAAATCCCATATTTTCTCTTTATATTGTGTAGTGATAGCAAGTTCGCCAAGCTTGTAAATAGGCGAGTGTATCACAATTTACAAGGTTTTTAAACATTCGTCAATCGCTGATATTAAAACCAGCGCCTATCTTTATCTCTTCCACAGTCACATTTACATCTCTTCTTATGTGTTCTGCTTTGGTTTCTGTACTAGCATTCTGTACGTCTGCCAATGCTTCTGCGTCTGACATATACTCTTGACCTGTTTCTGTATTGGTTAGTGTTACTTCTGTTTTAGGTGTAATTACTGGTACTCTTTGACCATTAATAGTTTCATACCTAACCGAAGCTTCTGTCTCAATAAACGGCATTATCTGTCCTCTCTGTTGATTTCTAGTATTGATGCTACAATATGCAATCTATTTGCATCTGCAGCGGTTACTTGTAATGTTTCACTCTCTTGCATAATTAATGGTTCACTTAACAACTGCTCTGTAGCATTACCTGCTATAGCTTTATTTTTAAATATAGTAAATTTATCCGCGGTCGCCGGGTCTCCATTAAATAAGTCTACTGTTATATCACTACCATTGTTTGTGTCATCACAAACTAAAATAGATTTTATAATCGCCCTAGAGTTTGAAGGTACTTGATATAGAGTTGTAACTGTATTTGTTGTTAAATCTTGTTTTTGATTCTTATATATATTTGCCATTTTATCCTAATCCAAAGAAGGTGTATCTTTCAGAGTCTTCTTTTAATTGTGTTAAGTATGTAGAGTTTAACTGTTCAATAATATTAGTCAACGCTCTGTTGATTTGTCTTTGGTTATCCTCTGTATATTCTTTTTTAGGTTCAGGTAATCTTACTGCTATTTTAGTCATTAACCTCTCCTTCCATCTGGTTGTATATCTACTTGAAATGTACCAAATCTCCAAGACTCATTTACACCAATATTTTCTATTTTAATATTTGCATATCTTCCTCTAGCTCTAGTGTCAACTTTTAAAGTATTAGAGTTAATTGTAAATGGACTCAATGAAGTTTGTATATCATCTTCTGATGGAAAATCTTTTATTGATAAGGTTACTTGGTTGTTACCTACAAGAACTTTAAAGTTTGGTAAAAATCTTCTCATTGCTAAAAATACTTCTGCTTGATCTGGTTGTAATGAAAAACTGAATGATTGAATAAAAGAAGTTAGGATAGTTGTACTTCCATCTGGATTTACTTGATCGTTCCCCGTTTCGTGTTCGAATAATACGCTTTGACCTAATCCTGTCTCACCAATAACTTGTGGAAATGTACCAGTATTAGAACTATTGTAAGCTGTTGCATAGGGTTTAGGATATACTAGTGAATCAATCCAAGTTGTTCTAATAGAGTTTGTATTAGTTCCTGTGTACCAATTACCCATAGGTAGTTGTGCATTATTTTGACCGTAGTTATAAACTACGTATCTATTATTAAAATCAGACCCAGCTGTTGGATACCACCAAACAACTTCTGTAAATAAGTTATTGATACCAGCATTTATTTGTTGGCCTTTTGTAGTGTCTGCATTGTCATAAACAAAATCTTCAACTGAACAAGGTAAAGTATTAACCGTACCATCAAAAGAAAAGAAACCATTATTACCCATCCAGTAAGCAACACCATCAATTTCGATCGCTGCATTTTTACCAATCAATCCACAGTTAGTACCAACTTGCTCAAAGCCAAATGTAAATGGTGCACCTACAAATTTCATTGTGTATAATGCATTGTCAGTCCATATTAGAATATTTTCTTTTGCAACTAGACCTCCCATAATTTTTGTACCATCTTGAAGTCTTTGAGTACCAGCAGTATTGGTTGCTTGTGGTGTATATTTATTAATACTTTCATCTTCAGAAAATCTTATAAACATATCGTCTTGTGATGTAGGAGTTCCTATCGTTACTTCTGTTCCAAGATGAATTAAGTGACGTGTTGTTGGTGATATTAAAGTTGTTCTTGTTGCAGTAGGATTACCAGAATCTGTTGCTGCATCTATTTTAGTTTCAAAACCTGATGTTAACATAGAAGCGTGTGTTGTTAGTCTTGCAGTAATACCAGAATTCCAAGTAAAAGTTTTACCATTTGCAATTGTTGAAACTAATACTTCACCAAAATTACTTAATGACCATAGACCTGGTTCTAGTGTAACTGTTGATGCTTCTACTGCATTTCCCCATCCTGTAAAATCTGTTGCATTTGTAACTATAGCTTCATCACTATGTGCTTGACCATTAGAAGTTCCAGTTGTAGCAGTTCCTAAAGCTCCTCTAGTGATACCTCTTAATTCATTTCCAACAATAGAAGTGTAAGTTATTAATTCATTAGCTATAGCAACAGTTCCTGCTGTAGGAAAACCTGTTGTAGATGTTAAAACTATTGCTGTACCAGATCCACCTGTACCAGCTGTATCCGCGAGCAACGCTCCATCTAAATCGTTTTGTAAAGCACCTGTAATATTACCACCATAGTTTCCTACACCATAACCGTAACCATATGTTTGTGCTGCGGGACCTACTGTTTCATAAACTTGAACAGTCATAGTACCACCTGTTGAGATAACTGCAGTTGCTTGATTTAAAGAATCTATTGTAAAAGTTGTGGGAGTGGGGACCGATAATACTTGAAATAATTTAAGTTCAAAGTCAGTTGCATTTAATCCTGTACCACTTGGTAAAGTAACAGAAGATAATTCTACAATATCTCCTACTGATAAATCGTGATCACTTGTTGTTGTGATGGTACAAGTTTTAGCTGTTGTACTATTTGTAGCTAGTGTTGAACTAGTTAAAGAATCTACAACTCCTGCATTATTACATCTAAAAGGTGTAATATCAAAAAGCTGTCCTTCAAAATATACAAGTAAAAATTTATCTGTTCCGATTGCAATGTATCTA